TATTTAATTATTACTTTTAATTGTTACTTTTAATTGTTACTTTTAATTGTTACTTTTAATTGTTACTTTTAATTGTTAATTTTAATTGTTACTTCGTGTTCCATCAAAACAACCTCTTATGACACGAATATGTTGAATAATTTCCTCAATCACAGCATTTAACATTGTTTTTACTGTAGAAATTCCTTTAGTCGCATCTATTATTGACATTCTTATTATACTATCACTATCGTGTGGATGAAACTTCTTAAACCCCACGTAATTCAATAACTTTAATTCAGAATAAAACGTTTTATATAGTTCATAATTTAATATGTTTCCAACTGTATAATCTTCATTTACTAATTTAACGTCGTAGCAATTTTCTAATGTGTTGTCTGACGAAGAAATTTCTACTTCATCTGTTTCTAAAAGTTGTTTAAAATACTCAAACTTTTTAGACAATATTTTACAAGATTCAATAATTATTTGTTCATTATCATAAATTCCAACAGTTTCAATTATAAAATCAAAACTGTTTTTAATCACATATCGCATTCCTTCCAAAAGAACCCAATTTGCCGCCTCAAATTTTACTTCATCTTCTTTTTTACCTTCATCCTTCCATTTTTGTTTACGAATCTCTAATTGTTCTCCAATTTTTTCTTGATCAGGAGTACATCCATATGAAATTGTTCCTGTTATATTGAACATACTGTCTTCTCTTGCCGTTCCAATTGAAAATTCACACGTTAATTTTATTCTTTCTCCTGGAATTTCATCTGAAATCTTTGGTCTTAAGCGAAGAAAATCAATATAATACTCTCCATTTCCTGTTGGAGGAATAAATGGCGGAAATATTTTCTTCACTTCTCCGTCATCTAAATATTTATTTGAAACAGTATCGCGAATCTTAAAATCATCTGTAGTAACAATCATAACTGTATCTGTTTTATTTTCTACATCAATTTCAAGCAAATAATTTTTATATGGAAATTCTTCTATATTTTTAACACAAATTGGAACGCAACTTAAACGCTGTTTAACAATCTCATTATTTAAACGAGATGTATTTATCATTATATTTGCCTTATTTTCTTTATAAGGAGTTGTCCTAAAAACAATTATTGGAACATCTGATAATATTGTTCTTCTAATAGCATTAACATAACTAACATCTGTTTTAGATATAGTAAACGTCATTTTTCCGTCTTCTTCTTTCAAGTTATCGACTTTGGTTGCCATTATATCTATATATGTAATTATATATATTTAATTCATTATTAAATATATTTCAATTTTTTAATTAGTTAAAAGTTCATTGGAAAAAACTTAAGGTATTTTAAATGAGTTGTATATTATACTATAGCAATTTTTGCGAGCCTTCTAAAAAGTTATTACAAACTGTTAGTAAAACTCAAAATGTCAATAACATTCATTTTATTTGTATTGATAAAAGAGTAAAGGATGAATCTGGAAAGGTGTTTATTGTTCTTCAAAATGGACAAAAATTAATAATGCCTGAAAATGTTACAAGAGTTCCTGCTCTTTTATTGTTAAATAATAATTATAAAGTTATTTATGGAGATGATATTTATAGACATTTGAAACCACAAGTTGCCCAACAAGTACAACAAGCAACCAAAAATAATATGGAACCAATTAATTTTCAAGATGGTTTTGGAGAGTTTGGAGGCTTTAGTGGAGGCGGAATTGTATCCGATAATTTCAGTTTTTTAGATCAATCTGACAATGACCTTGGAGTAAAGGGTGATGGAGGATTAAGGCAAATACATAACTATGTCACATTAAATGAATCAATGAATTTGACAATAAATAGTCCTAAAGATGAATTTGAATATAAGACTGATAAAATGAAGGAGGGAGAGATGAGTTTAGAGGCTTTACAAAGAAAAAGAAGTGATGAATTGGCAAATATAAATTATAAATAAGTATTTAGATATAAATATTTTATAAATATTATGGAATTTCCAAAACCACTTAAAGGACAAATTACTGTCTATAGCAAAAGTGGATGTAACAATTGTTCATTTGTTAAGAGATTATTAAAGGAAAAAAGCGTTTTGTTTTCTGTTATTGATTGTGATGAATATATTTTAGAAGAAAAAGACGAGTTTTTATTGTTTATTCAGGAACTTGCTGGAAAGGAATATAAAATGTTTCCAATGGTATTTGATGACAAAATATTTATTGGAGGATTTAACGAAACTAACAAATATTTAGATAAGTATTTAGACAAATTATTAGATTTTGATTTATCATTTTAAATAACATTTATGAAAAATATTATTTAAAGAAAAATACATATTTAAAGTAGATATGGCTACTAATTTAGTTACTGTTTTTAATGATCATTTCGCAGAATTTGTTGGAGACATTCAAAGCGTATTTCCTGAGGATCTGGATATTTTGACTGCTAAAAATTCTTTATTGGCAATTAGAAAGGCAAATCCTAAGTTGTTAGTTAAGATTTGGATTAAATATGTTTATACTCCATATAAAGAACAAATTGAAGCTGGAAATATTACTTTCTTTATTACTAAGGATTATTCAACCGATTTAGTTAAAAATGATAATGCTGATAAAATTATGGATTCTATTAATCGGTTAAGAAACCCAATAAAAGAAATGTCATCTGAAAGTCAGACTAAATCAATGAAATATATACAAAATTTGTCTAAATTATCTTTGTTAGTTCCTCAATAAATATATTATATTTTATTTCAAAAAAAATTGAAATAAAATAAAAGCATTGTTAATCAGTATAATATTATACACAATGACTCATACTCAAGAATTACGAACAATGGAATTTTATTGCAAGATTCCTTATAGCGAAATTACTGGTACATTTAGAGTTCCATGTGACTTAACAATTGCGCAGTTTTACGAATATTGTAATAATGTTGTAAAAGTCAACCTCAATATTCATTCAAGATACGACATTGAATTAGTTGACATTGATAATAATGTTAATGGACAGGCTGAATTAGCAAGAGCCATTGAACTTAGAAACAATCAAACTTTAAAAGAACGTTACCATCTCAATTATAATAATAATAATAATAATCAAACAGCTATATATATTAGACCGGTTAATCAAACAACAAGAGAATTTATTATCCAAAATGATTACTCTAACTAACTTAACTAACTAACTTAACTTAACTAACTAACTTAACTAACTAACTTAACTAACTAACTTAACTAACTAACTTAACTAACTTAACTAACTAACTTAACTAACTAACTAACTAACTAACTAACTTAACTAACTAACTTAACTAACTAACTTAACTAACTAACTTAACTAACTTAACTAACTTAACTAACTTAACTAACTAACTTAACTAACTAACTTAACTAACTAACTTAACTAACTAACTTAACTAACTAACTTAACTAACTAACTTAACTAACTAACTTAACTAACTTAACTAACTAACTTAACTATTTTTTATTGAGAGACAAAAAATGTCAAAAAAAACGCATTTTTCACTTGTTACCATAATAAGTAACAAAATAATTAGTATAAATTAGGTAGAAAGTTTCAGTTACAAAAAAAATCCTAAAAGTAAATTAGGTTTTCAATTTTGGACTTTTATTTTTGTCCTTTTTTGAAAACCTGAAAATAGTTTTGAAAAAGACCTCCAAGATCGACGTTTGTAACCATAATGCTCACAAAAATGTTTTTTTGTTAAAAAAATGTGTTACCATAGCTTTTTTTTCAATAATTTGTCCAATCTCAAAATAAAGATATTTTAAGATTATTATTTAAATAAAATCTTAAATTATAATATAAAATGCCGAAAGATGAAATTGATTATTCAAACACAATAATCTACAAGATTTATTGTAAAGATACGACCATCTGCGAGACATATATTAATCATACAACAAATTTAATAAAACGCAAATATCAACATAAATACGCTTGTAATAATAATATTACTAACATATCCATATATGATGTCATTAGAAGTAATGGAGGATGGAATAATTGGAATATTGTGGAAATCGCAAATTATAACTGTGTTGACAATATAGACGCTAGATTAAAGGTTCAATATCATTGCGAACAAGACAAAAATACGCAATCAAATAATTGGAAATCAGAGGAAATCTCAAAACGTGCCGATTTTGTCTGTAATTCTTGTG